GTATTAACGACCTTCGCTGAACGGTCAGGCAGGCGACCACAGTATTGGCAAAGGGGGTGGGACTCGAACCCACGATCACGGTTTTGGAGACCGACGCTTTAGCCGCTAAGCTACCCCGATTTGGTTGCGGAGGGTGGACTCGAACCAACCAACCTACGGTTTATGAGACCGTCGAGCTTACCCCTGCTCTACTCCGCATCAGTGGATAGATGGCAAAGGACCGGGCGGCAGTAGAGGGTCTTTCTTAGGACCCAAGGGCAGAAGGTGTATGCGAACGCGTTCCTCTTCGGAGGAAGCATCGGACCGCCGCTGTAAAAGGTCGTCCGTCGCCTTCGTCTTCTCGGCTGCGGTGTACTCTTCCAGAACTTCGATCTGGATTTCACCGGCCTGATCCCTGCTGACGCGACACAGCGCCAGCTCCTTTCTCGGTTTTGCCATCTGTAGTGTTCCTCCAGCAATTGCCTTATAGCCGATAGCACGGTCTGTCGAGCCAGAGGAAAAATGGTGTTCAGAGATGGATTCGAACCACCGTCGCGCAGAATTTCACCCTGCCGCTCTACCACTGAGCTATCCGAACAGACTACTACATACTCCTTAACAAGTTGTTAACACGGTTGAATTGGCGAGCGATACGGGACTCGAACCCGTTTTTCCGCGTAGACAGCGCAGTTTCTTACCCATAGAAGAATCACCCAAACGAAAAGGCGCTGAAGTTGCCTTCAGCGCCTACTCAGAATTCCGTTTACGAAGAGAAGGTTAGATGATCGAACCTCCATCGCCACAGACACGAGCAGACGCGCCGGTATCACACCAGCCTCCAAAGCCCATAATGTCGGTGAATGTCGAAAGCATCGTTCTCACTCTTCTATAAGAGGGCAATCCATACCAAGCCGTTAGGCACATTATGGGAAGCCCTAGAATTCGTATATAGTACAAGTCGGCGGACTTGTCAAGCCCTCCATGTTTGGTGCCCAATGACGGAATCGAACCGCCCCCTCTGAGGTACAAACTCAGGCTCTCCCATGTGAGCTGATTGGGCTAACTGGCGCGGCTTTCCACCTTTAGGGTGTAACGGGTTGTTATCCCGCAGGGTGACGCCCGGTTGGATAGAGCTAACGAAGCTCCCCGAACGCATGGCCCGACCGCATGATAAGCTAGTACCTGCGGGACACTACCCCCCGCGTTTAAGGTTATTAGTCTGCGTACGACAGACCGTTTATTACCCTCCCCCACTCCGCGTGGGGCTGCCGTGTCACTAGTAGGGAAGTTTCGAACCTTCCTGTTCGCATCTGGCAGTCGGTACTAATCGTCATTCCGTGAACGGCCAGACAGATGCGCTACATCGCACCCTTTGAACCGGGATGTAGGCCCGGAACGCCCAGACCGTTCTGGGGATGACGACTAAATGGTGCCTCTTCAAGGGTCCGCACCTTGTCTTCTGCTCTACCAAAGCAGCGCCCCACTATCAGAGCTTAAGAGGCAAGGTCGCGGGCAGGTTCAATTTAGCCCTAAAGCGTAGACCTCAGAGCCCGCGACGTGTGTATACTTCATTTAACAGCGAACCACAAGCCTATATTGGCAAAGGCATAGCCCGCGTAAACCGCTGCCATCGGGGCGCTGCCCTTCATGGCCTGATCAACGGCGACTCCCGCGTACAGGACCCCCGTTATCGCTATCAACCATCCGCTCATCCCAAGTCCCCCTGAGTACGTTAGGGACCAGCGCGAGGATTCCGACCCATGGCGGTGGCGTCGGGATGATCTGAGCGGTAGGGGCAGGACGAGGGGGTGTACCGCACCAAACGCACGCGGTGTTCCCTATCCTGTGCCAGAAATACGGCGGCATCGTCGCGCGGACAGCAGCCCAGTATTCTTCCGTTGTCTCATCTTTTCCCCGAGTTCGACGCTCAGCTTTCGCCTTGGCCACGCATTCGGGAGAGTCGCAGTGATCCTTCACAGTAAATGGCCCCACTTGTTCAAGAATTCAACAACCGGTCTGGTCGCCGCCCCAGGTGGCAGCGAGTCCACCAGATCGAAGTAGGACCTGACCACGCTGGGACCGTGAAGGGTCCAAGCCCCGTCTTCCCACTCTGGGGACTTCAGCTTGCTCTTGGACCTCACCTCTTTCGACGGTATTGCGAAGCTCCCCTCGTGCAGGTAGCACCCGGCGTGCTCGCAGCGCTTCCAGCTTCCCGGCGAAACGAAGTTGATCCATAGTCCGAGCGGGTCATACTCATCGTCCAGCGACCTAAACGTTCCGTTGATCCACGGGCCGTCATACGCCTCGATAATCTCGATCCACTTTCGAACGGAACCTGCTTTCACGACGAGTCCTTTATGGTGCTGGCCACAGGGTTCGAACCTGTCATCTGCCCCTTACGAGGGGGCCGCTTCCCCCAGCAAGCTGGGCCAGCATGTAGGGATGCAAGACGGGTGCCGTCGCACTGTGGTTGTTCCTAACGGGCGGCCCTCAGCCGGTTACCTTTCCGAGGGCTCTTGGGGGCAGCACCGTCCGCGAGGAACGTCCAACCTACCCACAGCACTGAGGTATACCCTTCAGCGACTCGAAGTCAACATTGTCGTTCCAACCCATCGGGGGCTCCTTGTGTTTAACTGGTGGGAGAGGGATAGATTCGAACTTCCGAAGGCATAGCCAACCGGGTTACAGCCGGTTCCCTTTGTCCACTTGGTTACTCTCCCATATCTAGTTTAATCTGACTTCTTCATGCACTTCTCGATGGCAGTTCGCGCAGAGTAGGATGCACTTCTCCGCTTCCTTCTTAAGACGCTCAATAGCGTAAGTGACGCCTCGGTGACTAATGCCGAATTCTTTCGCAGACGGGTCGTGGTGATGAAAGTCCAGCGCGGCTAAGCACTTATCATACCCACATCTAGCGCATTTACCTCCTAGATGATCCACTAGAAGTTGTTTGACCTTTCTTCGTCGCCGTATAACTGCTTCGTTTCTACAGACACGACAGCGGAGCTTTTTACCACCTCTTCCTGCACTGATCGCGGGGCTTCTTCCGTGACGCCTACAGTCTATAAATCTGGCTGGCACGGCAGGATTCGAACCTGCATCTGACTCGTTAACAGCGAGGGGCATTGCCATTATGCTACGTACCAAGATTTGTGACTATTTACCTTCCTCGTTTACCACGAATGTGTTTAACTTGCAACCCTCTACTCACCCCCGAGGGGCCGTCCAAATCGGTTTCCCTCGGGGGCATCGAATTGGTCTGGATGAGAGGATTCGAACCCCCGTCATCTGGTACCCAAAACCAGCGCCTAAGCCACTCGGCCACATCCAGTTAACTGGTCTGGACGGTGGGATTTGAACCCACGACCCCCTGCTTCCGACGCAGGTGCGCTTCCTGACTGCGCTACATCCAGAGAAATTCTGAGGAGAAAGTCTACGGTGCAGCGCAAAGAAAAAGGGTCGCCCTTGTGAGGCGACCCTTCTTGGTATTCCAACGAGGAATGTGACTTATGTCACTGCACCGAAGACGGGTCGCGGTCGCGCAGGCGGGGTCGTTGAGCTATTCGCATAGCTCACGACGGCGTTCACTGCTGTTGCGACGGACCCAAACATCGAATTCCTCTAACCATTAATTGAAGCTCTGCGGCCCGGAGACCGCAGAGAGCCATACGCGTGCGCATGGCGGGTATCTTGTTTCTGTCCCCAAGGATGGTACCCTGGGGTGATGACACGTATATAATACAGCCTGATTGGCTTGTCAAGGGGGTCGTATGATAACCTAACCAGACCGTCTAGCACCACCTCGGAGGCGTGGTGTACTTGCTACAGTCAAGACTTGCCCTCCACCCGTAGCAGGGCTTCCTCGGGACTTCCATGGCGCAGTCAAGGTCTCCCCAGACGAAAGCTGGTGGACCTCGCAGTCTCTAGACAGTCTGGTTAGGGTATCACCGCTCCTTGCGGTTGTACCCAACGTCGTCCAAAATCTTCCGTGCTTCCTCGCTGAGCTGCGAGCTGGACCCACCGTAAAGGTAGCCGAGGGCGAAGCTTTTCGCGGTGTGACGGTCAATGTCCAGGATGTCGGCGATGTTCTGCCAAAGGTCACCCTTGTCTGGAGTAACGAAGGCGGGGAGGTGTTCGTTGGCCAGAGCGTGGTCTGCCCCCAGCGCCATCTTCAGCGCCCGCATCGCAGCGTCGAACTCGTCCAACCCCTTACGCCCAGTCACGCGTACCGGTCCATGCGCTCAAGCTGCTCAAGCGCGTATTCCAGCCGGGTGCCGAAGTTGTCGGCGTGGACAGCCTTGCGCGCATAGTGGGCGAGGCGGAAGTGAAGGCGAGTGCGGATCGGACGCTCAGGGTCGGATACGTCCAGCAGTTTCGCTTCTCGGGGGCTGTAGTTGGGATCGCGCTTGATCGGAGTCGTGCGGGTGAAGAGGGGTTTTCCGGGTTTCGGCATAGTATCCTCGTGTTGTCGCGCAGGTAGGCGGGTGTCCCCACGACCCACGTCCAGGGCCGTTTTGTCCTGACAGACCAGACGATTTGTCCCACCGCCGCTGTCAGGCAGCAAATGGTGTTGTCGCCCCTATAAGGGGAGGCCCGCCACCTGTAGAAATGCACGATAGACTTGTGTTCGCACAGCATCATGCACTTGTAGAGGTGCGCGGGTTGATTCTGTTTCTAAGCTCAACCCGCAAAGCTCAATGAGGGGGTTTCCCTTAGGTCCGCTTACGCGGCCATACGGTACTCTTCCTCGAATGCAACGGTGTTATCGTTTGCATCTGTTGGTTTGACCCGATAAGGGCGGTATCATGCCCACTGACTCCGTACACGCCGCTTATGCCTGTCGATCCTATTTCGCCCCCATCAAAAGCACACCGGCCCCTTACGGGGGTGCCCGCCAATCAGACTGTTACACGCCCCGATGGATTGGCAAGACGTGCCCAGTGTGCTTGTGGTGGAGGCGTCGGGGTACTGCCCCCCGAGTCCAGATCATCGTTGCCGAGACATCAACGTCAGCAGCCCTATACTTAGGCGCTTTTACCGCTTTTGTCAACTGAATTCACCTGGGTGTCGAACGGCGACTGACCGATGGGTATCCCGCCTATGGAGAAGTCCACGCTTGTGATCACCCACGGGGTATTCGGCGGCGGATCGCCGGTCCAGGTCGGTTGATCGGGGAGTGCTGGAATCACCGTCCCCGGCCAAGTCGTGATCTGGTAGCCGGTGCAGCGGTTGCATGTCGGCGAGCTGGGCGAGTTGGATGTACCGCACTTAGGACAAATCCAGCCCATGTTCTGAGGGGACGTTGCTTGCATCATGACAGGACTGCCTTAACGATGAGGGTTAGGGTAAACGCCGCTACCGAGAGGACCGCAGCCCGCATGGCCTCGCACTTCCAGCACGCGGGGCAGTCTGGTTCTTGGCCACGAGCTTCCTGCCACAGGCAGATCACCGCCATGTAGGCGATCTCGGCCCATTCGAGCGTGGATTCGATGAGAGACATCTGTGTAGGTCCTTGGATGGAAACGAGCTGTACGGATAGGTGGGGGTCGAGGACCCCCAGCCCCGCAGCGTAGATTAGCCGTTGACGGCGGCCTGCTGCTTCTTCCAGGTGTGATAGATAGTCCTCACACGATTCAGCTTGCTCTGGCAGTCGGCGTGGGCCGTCTTGTAGCGGGCCAGGATGTAGGCGACCTGCTTCGAGTTGACCTTGACGAACTTCTTGTTGCGGTAGGGTGCGGGGAGACATTTGAGGGTGGCCTCCGGGATTTCAGCGATGGTCACCTTCAGGTACTCGCCCTGCTGGGCACAGCCTGCGGTCAGAAGTCCCGCCAGACAGGCGGCGATCAGTGTCTTCTTCATGGTTACTCGTTGTCCTTGGCTACAGGGGGCTCAGTCGCCCAGTTGGTGGCGTCGGTCAAGGGGTCAGCGGACTCCTCGATCTTCTTCCAGATGTCATGCTCTTCGAGGAACCGCTTGGCCGCTGCTTGGCACTCACTGTCCAGCTCGTTGAGAGAGACCTTGGTCATCGAGATGATGAGGTCCTTCTGCTTGACGTTGCTTTCGAGGCGCGCGATCTGGTTGGCCTGACGTTCGATCTTCACACCGAGGCGCTTGTAGTCCTGGATCAAGAAGATCGCACCGCCGAGGATGCTAGCGATGACTGCGAACTTGATCCAGCTTGTGATTCCGAAACCGAACATTATGGTTACCTCCGGGTTATGATGTAAACCATACTCGTTATCCAAGCTGTCGTCAACAGCAAGGACGACTTGATGACCTCGGCCTCGATGTAGCCAGCGATAGCGCCACCTATGAGGATGAGGTAGGCCATAACATCCGGGGCGTACTCGCGCCAGGGGAGTCCGTACGCCTTAACCATGCCTTGGTACAGACGATATTCCGTGGCCGCGTCTAGTCCGTTGATGACCTTACCCCAGCCGACTTCCCCTACCGTGCTCTCTTCCTCTTCGCCTGCCTCCTCTTCCGTGTCTTCAGCCTCTTCGTCGATAAACACGCTCCCTTCGACATCATCGGGTTCCCTTCCGTTCAGCGATGACAGAAAGCCAATACCGAAGTCCGCGCGGAAGAACTGTTCCCCGTCGTTCTCAGCGTCTTTGATATGGTCGTTCGCAGGCACTTCCTCGTCCTCCCACGGATAAGGATCGCCCTCTTCGTCGTCCCACTCTTCAGGATCGTCATAGACGACGCAGGAAGGATTCATGCGTCCATCCGTGACGGGGTTGGTGATCTTTCCGCTCGTAGAGCACGAAAGCCCATTCCCTGTCGGAAGAATACCGAAGGACTTTGACAGACTCTCCGGCAGCAATATCGTCGATTCCCTCAAACTGGACATTTGGTCCTCCCCGTACAACGAGCTTAGCTGTAGCAACGAAACGCCCCACACTGTCGGCATTGCCGTATTCGACGTACGGCTTGAACTCCGAAACATCGACCGCCATCCCCGTGGGTCTCTGGTGGGGAACGATGTCGCGGATAGTGTACTTGTGAACGAGCGCCGGGATGAGTTCGTGCAATATGTCGTTCTGTTGTCCCGTCATGTTGTGCTGCATGTCGCTGATGTGGATACCGATAGCGAACCCGTTTAGGCCATGGTGTCCCTGCCAGTAGGACGCGCCCGCGTGCCACGTCTTTGTCGTGAACGGAGCTAGCTGTGTGAGTCGGCCAGTTGGGCTGACGATCACATGGGTCGATTCCTTAGTGTCCTCGTTGTCGATGAACTCCGATAGAAGATCGTTAGCCGCCAGCGGTGATGCGTAGAGGATGAGGTACTTCGGGGTGATCGGTCCGCCTACCCGAGGGGTCAGCTCTACTTCGGCTTCGTCGATGAAGTCTTCGATGATTTCGATCATGGTGGTAGTCCTTAGTTGACGTTCGGATAGATGTACTCAGGATCAGACGGCGGCGTAGCCAGGATGGAGTAGCCGTTGTAGACCTTGGCACGCGGGCCAATGCCAGACAGCGGGACGTGGATAGAGTACGCGGTGTTCTGGTAGACGAAGGCCGGGGGTCCTTGAAGGACGGTGTATCCCATGTTCGTGTAAGCAATCGCGGCCACCGGCTTCGGGATGAGGATCACCTCCGCCGTTGTCTTGTAGGCAAGCGTACGGGGAAGCTCCATGACGCCGTAAGCGTTGCTCTGGTGCACCCTCACAGACGGGGCTCCGACGACGTATGCCGTCGTCTTGTATTGGCTGATCGGCGGCGGCGGCTTCATCGTCGCGTACGCACGGTACTTGTAGACGTTCGCACCTTCGCGGAGGACCGCATAGCCGGTGTACTTGTAGATGAAGTCAGGCGGCGGCGGGTCCAGCGGGACGTACGCGCGGTACTTCATGACAGCCGCGCCCTGGACGAGGGCCGCATACGCCGTGTACTTCGACGCGTGCATCGGCGGCGGCGGATCGAACACGCCGTAGGATGTGATCTTAGACACGGCTGCGCCTTCTGCCAGTACGGCGTAGCCGTTATACTGGAAGGTGTGAAGCGGTGGCGGCGGGTCACCAACGACGTAGGACGTGTACTTGTGAACCGAGGTTGCTTCGAACAGGATGGCGTAACCTGCGGCCTTGTACGCTGTCAGCGGGGGAGGCGGGTCTAGTGGGATATACCCGGTGTACTTCGCTACGTTCGCAGCCTCACGCAGAGCTGCGTAGCCGGTGTACTTGATCGCAGACATCGGCGGCGGCGGCTTCAACGGGGCGTAGCCCGTCACCTTCGTCGCTACCGTTCCCTGACGCAGGACGGCGTAGCCTGTGTTCTTGTGCACAAGAGTCGGGGCAGGCGGCTCCATCGTAGCGTAGCCGGTGTACTTCTTCGGCTGCGCAGCGGGCACCATAACGCCGTAAGCATCATACTGGTACACCCACGACGGCTGCGGGGGCTGCATGGCGACGTAAGCGTCTGTCTTGTAAACCGACGCCGCCTCGAACAAGATAGCGTAGCCTGTATACTTGGACAGGACAGAAGGCGGCGGCGGCTCCATGACGCCGTAAGCGTCATACTTCTTTGACTGAGCCTTCGTGGACATGACCACATAGGCAGCGGTCTTGTACTGAACCACTGGCTGCGGTGACACCATTCCGTAAGCAGCTAGCTTGCTGACGATAGCGCTCGGTTCCAGCAGGGCATAGCCGTTGTAGGCGTAGACGCTCGACGCCTCGTTCAACACCGCGTAAGCGTTCGAGGCGTATACGACGGCGGGGAAGTAGGGCGGGTAAAGGACCGGGTAGGCGGCTACCTTCTGAACTTCCGCGACAGGCGCTACAACCGCGTAGCCCGTGTACTTGTGCGTGGAAGAAGTTGTAGGTGCGGGCGCGGTGACGACCACCAGACCGGCAGACAGTGCGTTGATGCCTGTAGGATACCCTGTGACAGCGACGATACCGGCGACGCCCACGTGCACACCCAGCTTCGGACCAACCACAACGGTTGCCGTCTGTTTGGTGAGCCGCCCGCCTGTCTTGAAGCGGGTAACCACCGAAGCCGATTGTTTGTATATGCGAGCGGCCATGTTAGGTCTTAGCTCTCAATGCTAGTTGAAGGCCGTTCACGTCGGACTGCGTGAATGCCGTAGCGGTGGCAGGGTTTGTCTCAAAGATGTTGACCACGCGCGTTGCGCCGTCCAGGGGATCAAGGGTCGTTGTGCCACCAGAATAGAAGGTGCTGGAGATTGACAGACCAACGTCGATGTTCGGTGTTGTCGCCCCCGGTGTGCTGAGAACGCGGGCACACGCTACGACCGCTTTTACAACCATGCCAGCCAACGACGCGTCTAGGTCATCTATCGCGAAGCTCGACGTAGCGTCCGCTGTGTTAGCGAATACCGAGCCGTCTTCCTGATAGTTGTATTCGTCGATGTATGAATAGTCTCCGGTCCATGCGCTGAAGTCTTGCGTTCCGGTAATCGGCGCAAGATTCGACACCTTCCACCCCACAGTAGATTCCGTGGCGGCGACGATCTCAGACACGTACTTCGTCGTGGCGCGGCCACCAGTGAACCGAACATAGCGGATGGCGTTGCTTCCGTTCGTAGACGTATCACCAGTGAAGGTGTACGCCAACGTTCCGTCTTGGTAGATGTGAATCTCACCTAGGGAAGCGTGTATCTTGTAGTGGATGTCCCACGTGACGCGTGTTGCTGAAGAAGTTGTCAGGGTACCGGCAAACGTGGTGCCATACGTGGTTCCGTTCGTAGACTTTCTAACGTCATCGATAGGCCCCGTAGCGTTCTCTACGATACCGATTTGAAGATTGCCTGAGGCATCATACGTGTCGATGAGCGACAGTCCTGCCGTCACCACGGTGAGGTTATAGTCGAATGAGAAGTGAAGCCAGAACTCCGAGTACTCCGCCCCCAAATCGATGCTGGGCTCCGAGAGGGTTGACTGTATCTGTATCGCGTTACGCGCCACGTTCTGGTCGTATCTGTCCGTGGCGGACGACGAGAAGAAGTAGTCGGGGTAGGAGTAGCTCTGGTAGACGGTTGGAACACCCCAGACGACGTTTGTGTGATCTGTCGCTACTGCTAGGACTGTCATGATGTGATCCCCCCAAATTCAACCGCGTTCACATCAGATTCCGACCAAGCAACGCTAGCCGGATTCAGCTCCATGACCTGGGAATAACGTACCGGTCCGTCCCCAAGGACAGCCCCGATAGAGTTCAACGTGTAGTTCGTCGCCGACAGGCGCGCGTACAATGCTATGTCGGAGATGGAAGCCGCCGAGTCTATCGACCCAGAGGCCGCAAGAGCTACTGCCTTTACCTCGTCATACGCGTCGGGAGTCACCATGTTCTCGTAAGCCATCGTGAAAGAGTCTGATGTCGAGTCCGTGAACACAGCCGTCGTGTCGTCGATAGCCCCCGCGCTATCCAGCAAGTCCGTGTAGTCACCCGTCCATCCGCTTACTGCCCCGTTAGCGGACGGCTTCAGCGTTTGCGTCTTGTAATCGAAAGTGGGAGTGTCCCCGATGATCACATCGCTGTACTCGAACGCCGTGTTCGCGCTGAGTCCAGTGAGCGTCAGGTAGTCCCACGCGGTGTCCACCGTGTTGAACGCCCCCGTCTCGTGAATCAATTTCTCTCCGTTGATGAACACACGCAGCACGCCGCTAGCGCCGCGCTTGAAGTAGAAGTCGAGTGTCACAACGCCTGAGTTTAGGGCGCTGTACATCGACGAAGCTACTGCTATCGTGGTGTACGTCGTTCCCGTGTTGTTGTACTTGAAGTCCCAGTATCCTGAGGTAGGAAGCTGGTATACGCGGAGAGCGTCCTTTCCCGTCGTGCTGTTGTAAAGCGTGAGGAAAGGGAATGAAGTGCTACCTACACCAGTCGAACTGCGGTACACTCGCGCGTGAACCCAACACTCACTACGAGAGCCGATATAAACGCGGGCGTTGCCGCCGAATCTGACTAGAACACCCCGGTCAACGTTAGCCCCAACCGCGTTCGTGGAGAATAGCGGGTACGGGCACTCCTGATAGCTGTCGTGTTCATTCGCTACGGCGTGTATCGTCATGCTGTTTCCACCCCGAACTCTATCGCGTTGACGTTGCTTTCCGTCCACGGGTTGGATGCAGGGTCGTTCGACAATAGCTGTCTGGCGTTTGAAGCCGTAGAAGTCAGACCGAGGCTGTTCAGAAGATAGTCCGTGCTGCTCAGCCGTGCTTTGAACAGAACGTTGGTGGGGGTCGATCCTCCTTCTAGGATTCCACGGGCCGCCAGTTGCACTGCGGCTACCTCACGTGAAGCATCAAGGGTCAGCATACTTTCATACGTCGCCAGGAAGCGCTGCCCTGTGGCGTTCACGTTGATGTTAGTTGCAGTATTCCAATAGGGAGCGTTCGCGGAGTCGTCCACGTCAGTATATGAGCCGGTCCACTCAGAGTAGGTGCCCGCACCATCTGGGCTGATGTGATCGACGTACACGTTAAACAACGGCTCGTCGGCGATGACGATGGCCGCGCCGATTATCATGACAGTAGTAGACGTGGACGTAGAGGACCCCCGCACGGTAAATCGATCAAACGACGTATCCGGGGTGTTGTAGGCACCAGACACGTCTACTATCTTCGTACCATTCACCCAACACTTGAGGACACCAGACGCGCCCCGCTTCCAGTATATGATGAACTCGGCATCTTCCGATTCCGTAAGATTCATCTCGGCCAGCGTTGTGTAGGTCGTGCCAGAGCTATTGTATTGGAACCGCCAGTTGGGATGCGAGGTGTTGTTCAGGTGGAACAACCGAAGGCTGTCTTTACCCGTACCCTTATTGGTAAGATAAAAGAGAGCGTTTGAAGTACTTGTCGCGCTGTTATCGGCAACTTTGAAGCGCAGCCACACCTCGCTAATCGCGGACGGAAGGTCCACGTTAAGGGGGTTGCTGAAGTTGGTTTGGAATCCGCCGCGCTGGCCAGGGTCCTTATACGTGGTCTGGCCAACCGTGGTCAGAGCCGAGGCGTTCGAAAAGCACTCGATCTCGTCTACGACTGCTAGAATAGCCATTGGCTCCTCCAGCCATTAGACTGACTTGACTCCGACCTCTAGCGCGTTGACAGCGGACTGACTCCATGCAGCGGCAGTGTTCGGGTTGGTTTCCCAGATGTACTGACGGCTGTAGTCGGTTCCGTCCTTCGGCAGAGACAGGTTGGGCGAGGTGTAGTTGATGCTCGACACGCGGACGACAGCCTGAAGGTCGTTGATAACCGAGCCAGAGTCGTTCGACGCGCGCATGGCCACTGCGACCGCCTTGACGTTGTACGTCGAGTAGGCGGCGTTGATGTTCGAGACAGTAGAGGTCTCGATGAGGTTCGTGGCGATGGCTTCGATGTAGTCCGCCGTGTTCAGCGAGAACTCGTCGATGTCGGTGTACGAGCCGGTCCACGACGTGTTCGCGCCGTTGCCATCCGGGTAGAGGGTCATGAGGACCCAGCCGATGGTGCTTTCGCTGGAAACGATGACCTGGGAAACGTCCAGCTCGTTGGTCGTACCTGTCTGTCCCTTCCAGTGGATACGCCCGAAGCTGGCGTTGTCGATGGACGTGTCGCCGGAGAAGGTAGCAACCTGGGTGCCATCCTTCCACACCGAGAACTCGCCGACAGTGCCGTCCACCTTGATGTAAACGTCGATAGCGCCCGCGCCAGACGAGATGATCGAACCTGCCGATGTCGTCAGGTTGTTCCACGTCGCGCCAGAGTACTTGTCGAGGTCCCACGTGCCGTCGCCGTTCAGGCCGATGCGGAAAGCGTTGCTGCCATCCAGCTTCTTGATCTGAATCCAGTCATCGACCGCGCCAGCGATGGCTTCCTGATAGAGGTACATGTGGATGTACCCCTCGGTGATGTTGGCCGTGAAGTTCAGCTCGATCTCGCTGACCGTCTGGGCGACCTTCATCGCACCGCGCGAGGCCGTGCTGACGTAGCGACCAGCCGTGGTCTCGAAGGCGTAGTCCTGTCCTGAAACGGGGTAGAAGCAGTCAGCTTCTCCACCTACTGCATAAATCGCCACGTTAACCTCCTACTTGGTCTAAAAGTGCCCTAGCGATCTTGATCACATCTTCATCGCTAAACTTGTTCTTGAAGACGTTTAGACCGTTGAGAATCAGTCTACAGTTGTCTTCGGTGTATCCTTTGCCGTCGTCCACTCTATCGATAGACGCGGCGTACATACGGTTTTTGCGTTCGAAGGGGATGCCGCACCACTCGCAGTGCGTGACATCTGACTTCCAATCGTCAGGTAGAGAAAACTCCAATCCTCTCTTAGTCGCCCTGTGTCTCGCGGCCTCTACGAGAGCCTTGTGACCAATACGAGCGCGGCGGCGTTGCTGCGCTAGACGTGATCGTTCCTTGACCTCTGACCTACTCTTGTACTTCTTTCTCCCTTCACGGAGCTTATCCGGGTTATTCCTCTTCCAGCGTTCTCGGTGCTCCTTAGTCGCCTTTCCGCCCATTAGGGTTACTCGTTTGGGTTAAAAGTGGCACCACGCCATCTCTACGGGGGTCATCGGATCGCTGGGGTAGATATGGTAAACGTCGCCGTCCTTTTCAAGGAAGCGCGGCGGCAGGAACGGGGTGTTGTTGAAGACGGTGGGACCTTCCATGAGAATGCCCTTTTGCCGCACCTCGTCCAGATAAGCCTTATCGAACATGGCCTTAGGGATGACGATGCCTCCCCCGACCAGACCGCCAAGCGTCTTCTCCAGGTCGTAGTGCAGCCCGCCGTTGATCAGTTTGGCCGCGAAGCACGACGGGCGGTTCTTGTCCAGGTCAACCCGAAGCTCTGCTTTCCGTCTGGCCACGGAAATACCGCACCAAGCCGCCTTTCTCATGAGGTCGAGCATATCCGTCGCCTGAGCCGGTTCCAGGTACAGCCCCTTGTCATCCATCATGAAGACATCGAAGAGCTTCGGGGACACCATGATCTTCCGCTGAGGCAGCATGACCATGACAGGAACATCGAGGTCCGCCATCATGCTGCGCTGCCATCGGCCATCCTTGATGTCGCGGTGGATCAACGAGTGACTTTCCCCGAGGATCATCGTCTCGCCGCTGGCGCAGGCGGCCATGGCCAGACGCTCTTTCTTCGGCGCTGGACGCACTTCCACCTGATGCACGTTTCCGAACCAATCGAACACCTTGGGAGTACCAACGGCCTCGACGACCGAGACCTGCTTGGCCTCGCCGCGTGTGCCGACGATAGTGATACTCTGCTCTTTTGATACGGACAGGTGCATTAGGTTCTCGTCCCGTAGAAGGTGATGCCGTAGTCTTCGCTGGTGGCGTCTGTCGTGAAGTCCACGATGGTGTAGTCGTTGTCAGCGTCGCTCTTGGTGAGAGCACCGCCACCAGCCGCCAGAAGGTTGACGATGGTGAGGACGTTCGTGGACTGCGACACGGACACCGTGGCCGCAATCGCTGAAGCTTCGATGGCTGCCTTGAGGTTGGTAGCCGAGTCAGTGGCAGTCGATCCAGGGGCTACCTGACCGCCACCGCCGCCGAATGTGAACACAACCGGCGTGTCGGTACCATTGTCCACCGTGATCGTATCGTTGGTGTCGGCTACGGCGTTGAACGTAACGGTGCCGGTTTCCAGCGCTTCGAACTTGACGGTAAGAACGTCACCTACAGCCCACGAGGTGGCGGATGCGATGGAGAACGACACCGCACCACCGGTAGACACGATGACATCGCCGATCTTCGATCCGTTCTTGTACAGATAAAAGCGTGACCCCGGCGACGGTGCGACGCGAACGTCACCATCAGAGCCGGAAGCGTTTGCTGCCCACGACACCGGCTCGACGAACACGTACCGAAGAACCTCATCGTCGTGGACAGGGTGTCCAGACGCGAAGAACGCTGTGGTGTGCGGAATGCCGGAAGGCACGCCAGCCTCAGCGACGATACGCATCGTAGAGCCAGTGATCTGCAACAGTCGCGCCGAGCTGCGAGGAACAACGATACTTCCTACCGTGATCTTATAGGTCGTACTGACGTTGATGATCGCAAAAAGGCGGACTGAAGTGTTGCCGTTGACAGTGGTTGGGAGCGTGATCGTCGAGTCCGCTGCCAGCGACGTTACCTCGATACCAGTGTAGCGCACGAAGTCGATCTCCGAGCACGTGTAGGCATTCGCCGTGAAGTCGGCTGAGGTGATCGTCTTCTTCTTGTTGGCCGCTTCTTCCAGAGCAGCCATGCCGTCGTTCACCGTAAGGAACGCCTGCGTCTGTCCCTGCGCCAACTCGTCGATGAGTAGGATGGCTGACTTGCCCATATTACACCTCTACCTTGTAACGGGCGTCCAGCTCGTCGAGGAGGTCCTGCAACGAACGCACCGGCTTCTTCAGGAGTGTACGCATGACCCACATCAGCTCTTCCTCGGCGATCCAGCCGAGTGGTTGCCCCTTGTAGGAGAACGCGTAGAACTTGCGGTCGTAGCGATACGAGATGTCATCGTTATCGGCGACGGATAGTACGCCGTAGATGAAGCTCTTCTGGTCCAACATGATTATGATCCTGTGGCTGTAAGGAAGGTGATGACGCGAGACGGACCCGGCAGGTACGGCTCACCCCGGAAGTTGTGGGCATTCCCGAAGCGGTCTGCGCACGTGTCGATGGTCTTGTCGCATCCAAGGGCGTAGACGAACTTGTCCCCAACCTGGATGTCGCCCTTCAGAGCGTCGTACATCTTGAGCACCTTACCGGTGTTATCCCAGATGCGGATGTAGCTAGACCGACCCGCGTTGTTGCCGCTGAGCCAGATGATCTTGCCCGAGTAAAGCTCCTCGGCGGTCTGGTTGATCGCCGTAGCCTCGAACGAACGCGATGACACCGTTGTGGTCACCGCTGCGTACCCGAAGTTCAGTCCCTTGGCCTGTACCACCGCGTCGCCGTCCAGCGTGTAGTCCAGCGCACCATAGTCCAGCGTCGGCAGAGAGGAACCTAGGTACCCGTACTCTGCGTCATTCGGGTGCTCGAACGCTGTCGGGAAGAAGTAGATTCCAACGTCGTCGAACGCCACCTTCGCCAGGGAGCCAGAGTTCCCAGACTTCGCGTAGAGCTGTGCTTCGACCTTTGCCGTGCCAGCAGGGACGCGACCGCCCGCGAAGATCGCATTCCACGTATGCACGGTGAGCCCCGAGATATACCCGGTGTCGTGGGTTCCGATAACAGCGTCGCTGCTGTTGAGGAAGTTCAGCACGATGCGCGGCTCAGCAGTTCCATCGGTTACGGCTACGCCTGCTACCAGCTCTGCGTAGTACCAGCCATTGTTGATATTCGTCGCCGTCACCGTCGTCGGGATGGTGACCTTCTGTGAGATCAGGTACTCAGTATTGGGCGTTCCAGAGGCGTTGTCGCCACCTTCCAGGAAGAACGATCCTACCAGAGGAGACAGCGCACCATCGGATGCGATGACCTGCCAGAACCCGGTAGGGTCCAAGGTCCATCCTGTGATGAGCTGCGAGTTCGTGTTGCCTACGCCTCCGTCTGCCTCAAACGATCCGTTCGAGAGGTTCATAAGCTCATCCGTATCGTACGATGGGATTTTGACGGTGCGGAAGGCGGCACCTCCCCAAGTTCCGATGACGTTCGTCCAGAAGCGCGCCTTCACATCGTCAAAGGCGACGTACGCTGCCGTGCCCTCGTTGATCTTGGCGATGAGGCCGATACGAACAGTGCGGCAGTTAGGAAGGATGAACGATGTTACGCCGATACCGACCCATGTCTGGTAGACCGTCGAAGTCCACTCGGTCTCCTCGCGCTTCAGTGTGATGCCGTTGGCATCGTACTGCTCGATGTACGCCTTGGCGACGTTGGTGAAGGTCGCGGAAGTACCGGCCACCTGGACAGAAAGATCGAAAGAGAAATCTCCCGTGTCCACGTTCGCGTTTGGCATCCCGATAGTGACCGTATCAAGGTCCTTATAGATGACGTGTTCCTGGCTCGACGCACCTGCGCCAGCTTCGGCGTAGTTGCTACCGTCAGCCGCCGTGAAGGCGCTGGCCTGTGCCCATATAGAGCCGCTAGGGATCGTCCATCCGGTTGTGGGGACGCTCTCGAACGAGAGGTTGGTAAGAGAAGGCGTCGTGATGTTCGCAGACGGCTCCAAGAACCAGTCGAACGTACGGACCTTCTGACGGTCGCGGCGAATACGCAACGGTAGGTTGACGTACCCGCATCGCTTACTTCCCAGGGCAGCGCGGCAGGTGAGCGAGTACCGCTCCACCAGCGGGCGCTGAAGAATATGAGTGAGTCCGCGTAGCTGAAGCTTCGCCGACACGCCGTCGTTGATCTCGATGTCGCCAACGGTTCCGCGCTTCAGGCTGATAACGCCATCGCCAGGAGAGGCCCAGTTGACCAGGAACATCTCGAACGTTGCGTTGTCGTACAGGCCGGTGTCGAAGTCGTCGGTCTTTACGGTGATCTCGTCTATACCAACGGTAAGCTCGGCGTTGTCAACGGACAGGTTATCCGTGCTTTCCAGCGCCGACACCTCAACCGGGATGTCCTCGCGGTACGTATCGCCGTTGACAGTGATGGCCTTGTCGTGAAGCGTAAGACGCAGCACGACGCCATCCGTGCGGGTGATTTTCACACACCGTGCAAGGGACAGCACTTCGCCGTCAATGTGCGTCTGTAGCGCTACGGGTATCGTACGCATTATGCAGTTGTCCTGATCTCAATGAGAGGAATCGAATCCCAGGTCTCAAGCTCCCACGCTTCTTCCGTTATCTCCATCTCGTCGGTGTCGAAGCGGACCGGTACGTCGAATTCGCATGTAACCTTGATCGTCGCAGCCGCCGTAGGCGCAACGTCGAATGTGATGATGCCGGTGTTGTAGTTGACAGTATACCCACTGCTCTGGAGCACGTCGTTGACGTAAACCTCGAACAGGATAGCAGGCGGACCGACGACAGGCGTCACGACTTTGCGGATCGTTCTGACGTACTCTTGCGTGCTCGCCGCGTATGTCTTGATGATCTGGAAAGCGACAGTCGTGCCGTCGCCTAGGCCGATGAGTTCCTGGGTCAGCTTGTAGTCAGACCAGTCCTTATACCGGAACCCGATAGCCTTGCCCCGCATGGCGTAGAAGAAGTTCAAGACGACGCCCATGTCCGTCTTGTCCTTGATGCCGTACGACACGTCGTACTGGCAACGGGCGTCCTCCCAGTTCATGTTGCGCTGTTCGAAGCCAGACGACGCCGAGTAGACGGTTGTGCTGAAGCTCGGGCCACCTTTCGAGCCATAGCTGATGTCTTCGGGGAAGCGCGTTTCGACGAATGAGACCATTGGGAGGGTCCTACTTGGTTAATCGGGGTGAATTAGGGTCCCGTTAATATAGGGGGTTAGGGTTAATGTGTCAAGTCGATGGATAGGTGTCATCGTACCCAACGGCCACTCTAACCCGTGTCGGATGGCCAACTACCGCTCCCCCGTTCTCGTCCCGTGCGATATGTGCGACATAAACGTACTGGGGAAGCTGCGATATGGTCTGGCTCGGGAACTCGATCACGTGGTCCACAAAGGGGTCCTCGTCGTCCTCGACGGTCTGGATTTGCCATCCGGCGAGGTTGAAATGCTTCGCATCCCCGTTGAAGTTAAACTCTGTGGCATCGTCCCCGGACTGCACATCGTCGTAGTAAGCCGTGTACAGATAGTATTCCTTCGATCCCCAGATGTCGATGATCGGACCACCATCGGCCAGAAGTTCGAAGAACAGCGGATGCTGCCTACGTACGCTGACGACAAGCTGGGTTCCATCACCATCTTTGGCGTGCACCTTGACCGCAGTGGGTGGCCAGGGGCGCGCGGAGCCAGCGTCAGACACCGGATAGAATGCCTGATGGCTGGTCCCTGCGGGAGCAGGAACAGATGTGAACACCTTGGCGCGGGCGCGGCGCTTGGTATAGCTGGGCTCGATACTGATCTCCTTGAACGTGTCAGACGTGTAAAGGTACACGCGCTCGTCCTGCTCGTGGTACATGTAAGGCTCAGTGCCTAGGTACCCGCGAATCAGCGACGAGAACCGCACCTTGTTCGTGTCGATCACCTCGTAGCTGCCGAACTTGATGTACTCTTGGCCTACGACCAGGAGATTCTCCGTCTCGCTCTCAAGAACACTATAACCAGGGTATCCGTGGTCGGTTAGTGCCTGGATAAGGGTCATCGTGTCGTCGCGGGCAAACTCCACTTCGAGGGTATCGTCCTCGCTGGATGTCCACGGGGTCTGGCGGAAGCTGGCCGTTAGGGGCGCAGCCTTCAGTAGTCCAAAGTGGGCGGCCTTCGTGATCTGCGGGGATACGTAGAGATTGGATGTCGGAACGGTGAAGTGGTAGTCGGCGTACTCGGCCCCCAGACGATCCGGGACGTAGCCGTCGTGCTCAGAGATGCGCAGGTACACACGCGTAGCCGTGATGTCCGCAGTGCCCGCTTCCATCAAGGCGTATGCGATCTGTCTACCGCTCGCCGAGCGAAGAGCGGCGTCGTTCGACAGTGCGTTGGTGAACAGTACGACGGGACGGTACATACCGGCCTGCGTGACGCGGTTTATCGCTACCTCATTGTAGAGAGAAGCACTACTGATGGCCACCTGGGCAGAGAAGTCCTCCAGGTTGAACTTGGTCCCCAGGATGTCGGTTCGGTTGTCGGGCGAGATGAATGACGAGGTGATTCGGTATGTAGCCCCATCAACAGTGATAGGATCGTGTGTCGTCAGAGCCAGACGGCGAGGCATGAGCGCCGCACCGAAGGTGGTCTGCTCACTTCGAGAGGCAATTAGGGCCTGCTCAGAGTACTGCCGCATGATGTCAGGGTCTTCGTTGACCTTCAGCTCGAACTCTACGGTCTTAGGTGCTTGCAGGTATACCTCGTCGTCGCCGCGAACCGACAACTCTTGAACGTTCTGCACAAGGCCCGTGTTGTCTATCGTAACGAAGGACACCCGGATAGAGTCTGGCAGCGTCCCCTGGCTCAGCGACGACCTCGCTGTAGTATCGATGATGATGTCCAAAGCGGGATCGAGAACAGTGGCGGCGGATAGGTCTCCCTTGGGCGCTAGAGAAATCTTGTCCCCGTCGTCGATGACGGCCAACTGGTAGAAGTCGATGACCTCTGAGAAGAACGTCTTGACAGACACAGCGTCAGTTACCGCGTACCCGGCGACCGTAACGTCGTTGAGTGCGGTGGCGTCGATGATGTTAGCAGTCAGAGACGATCCGTTGGCAATGTCGCTTGCGATGGTAGCCAACGAGGCGCGGAGAGGGTTCACACGGTCGAAGAAAATGCGCGCAATCTTGCCCGCCGTTGTCACGTAGGTGAGGGATGCCGTTCTCCCGTCGAAGTACTGCGCGCCGTTTGTAGCATAGGCTGGCCAGCCGTAATCGGACAGGTTGCCCTCAAGGTATAGCTCCCCCGTAGTGAGGTCGAGGTCAAGGACCTTTCCGTCAACGGCGAGGAAGTACAGATCGTTCGAGATTGACCGAGACGCTACGGTAGCACCGAGTGTTCCCCAAGAGTCGAACTCGTACGGGCACACCGTGGACCACACGATGGACATATCTGTCGGATCGAGCTTGACAATGCGGTACGTGCCAGAGGTCTCCTGCCGGATGAAGAGCAGGATACTGTTGTCCCTGGCGATGTTCACCGCCTGGATGATCTTGATACCCGTTGTCTCTCCGCCCCAGATGTTGGCGGCCAAGATCGACGTAAGCTCCAGCTCAGCGCTAGTAAGGAAGTCAACGTACACGCCTTCCGACGATGCTACGTGGTACTTACAGATGTCGAGATAGGTGGCGGAAGTCGTGTTGACCCTGAACTGAATGTAGTAGGTTCCGGTGGCGTCGTGATACAACAGGTTCTCGACGACACTACCCGTCCCCGTGTAAACACGCGGGTTCTCGATGTTGTTATACGGCGTAAGAATCTCGTCCGTATAGTCGTAGTCGATGAACCGGATGTAGTCGGCCTCAGTCGTGTAGACAACGCGGTCTCGTCCCTTGCTCTCTGACACAACATACACCGAGGTTGTTGTGAGCATGGGCTTGTTGTTATGCGGCGACTTGGCCACCGGATCGCCTGTGGCGTTCTCGTCGTAGGCCGCCTCGCGGAACGCGAAAGCCTGATCGTAAACGACGGCCTCCTCGTAGTAGGTGAGGAGCGGACGGAATTGCATCGGGTACCCAGACGGCAGCACGGCCAGTTTGTCTGTGGCCGCGTCGAACGGAACCGTCCATCCCTTTTCCAAGGTGTCCCAGTTGAAGATAGTCAAGTTTCCACCAGACACGGCAAAGAGCTGCCCGGTGCGAGGCTCGATGGCCATGTACTCTTCGTCAATCGTCTCTGCACCGCTGTCGATGAAGCGGTTGTCGGCCTCTGTCAGCGTCGCGATCTCGATACGAAGCTTGGGGAACGTTCCGCCGAAGAGGTTGAGGTTCACGTTCTCCAAACGCATGTAGCACAGCCCACGATACGCGGGAACGCGCCCGAAGCCTTCCTGATTGGCGGCCTCTTCGTATACATGCTGCGCCTCTGATCCGCCGAAGAAGCGGATGCGTGGCGCGTCCAGAGCCGTTGACGACAGGTCGAACGGGTTCGGTGTGTTCATCTCTCCTTGGAAGTCGTCAGTAGCTTCGCCCAGCGCTTCCAGAACCAGCAGGTCATTGTAGATCAATAGGTCATCGAGCCAGACGCGTATAATCCCATCAGCCTCGCCTACGCAAAGCCCAATGTCCATGTCGATATAATTCTTGTACTGCTCGGACACAGTTCTACCGGTGCTGGTCTCATAGGTGATAGAGTCCAGAACGTTCCTCTGGTTTCCTATCCAGATGATGTTACCACCGACGACGTAGCGGCCCCAAACACGAGGAATGACATTGAACGTCGAAGACGTTTCAAGGGTCTCATAGTTAGGTGTAAGACCCAGATCGTCGGTGTCTACGTCGTCGTCCTCCCCACCATCATCGCCGTCATCGTCGTCTTCATCCTCGCTGAAGGAACCTGTCACGCACTGGTGACACTCGCATCTGTCTTTGATGATGTCCAAGCAGTCGTTGAAAGCTTCTGTCAGATTGTCGTAGTTCTCCCGCTCTGGCTCAAGTGACTGAACCTTGCTGTAGAAGTTACCACTATCGTCGTTGCCCCAGCGGTTACCGCTGTCGTAGTCACGACGCAGCTCAGACATGTGGACGTAGATGGCGATGAAGCGGGACGTGCTATCGAACACCCCCTGACGATACTGGTCGATGCAGTACAGCGTCTCGACGTAGAAGCACTCCGTCAAGTCAGCCTGTGCTACCTCTTCTAGCTTCGCACAGGCTGGCCCTTTGCCCGGTACTGACCCCTTCTTGTCAGCGCAATCGCGAGCGTACTGGCCTTCGCCGTTTGCTTCGGTGCCCTCGAACATCTTTTCGAGCATTTCCTGGGCATCGCTGGTCCACTCAAGCACGTTCGAACTCTCGCCCTTAACGCCCATGGCGTCAGAACGGTAGGTCGTCGAGCCGTAGTTTTCACCACCGGTATCACCGAACCTGCTCGTCATAGTACTCTCAGTCCTCTAGTCGGTCGATCCGTATAGTCCCCAATGGGGAATTTATACACTGCTCTCGTTTCACCGTAATCGTTTTCGGAAGTGAACACGACGATCAGCGGCTCAGTCGTGAGGTCCCACAGGTAGTCCCACAACACAGTGGGTCCGCCATAAATCGGAGTTGCGCCGTAGAAGTAATAGTACTGCGACGGATCGCTGGCGTTAAACTCTGAGAAGATCGCCCCGTGATAGCGCTTTATGATGTAGGCGGTGCTCGTTCCGTATCTCTCGGCCTCAAAGAGAGATTCATCGTAGTCCGCGCGGAGTAGGTACATGCTGTTGCTCGCCAACATCCCGAAGTTGGTCAAACCTTGATCGGCCTTGTCATACCTAAACCCATCCCAGCGCCCATTTCTCGTTCTGAAATGGACTCTCGTCTGAATGGGGTTACCCACCGAGGTGGTGGCAACGTCGTGCCTCAGGATGTACCCTGGGGCGATAGGCAACAAGCAGTCTTCCTCGACGAAGGTGTCAAAGCGACGACGCTCTGGCCCGAACGAGTAGCTGAACAGTTTGAACGTCTCGCCGATGTCTCCTTCTGCCACCTCGTAATAGGCTGCCGTGTCCTTGTCGAAGGCCATGCACATCTCGTTCAAGACGTGCTCTCCGTTGAACTGGTCCGTGTTCTGGCCGTTGCGCACGAGGTTCGTGAACGTCACTTCTCTCGACGCACCCAGCGCCCCGGTGGCGTACCCGTACTGCATGATCTCTCTACCGACGATCAGCATGTTGTAGAACGGGTCCACGGTTCGCCTATCAGGAGATTTACCATAATGACTAACCTTACGCAACACACGGTCCGCCATGTCCTGGTCAGCAAACACGATCTTGACAGAATCCTCGGGGAACGTACGGAACTGCGCCGTTGGGTGTGTCAGCGGAAGCTGCGACAATCTGCCCCACGCCGCAGGGGCGGTAGCTGACAACCTGGGTTGCGAAGGCACGAAGTCCACCAGCGAGTTCGTCGGGGCCATGTAGGTGGGGGCGTCGAACGACTCGTCGATGTTCGCCAATCCCCCGTACACACCCGCTGACTTCCCGTTCGAGGCCGGGAACACTGGACGCGTAGACATGGCGATGGGCGCAGCCAGGGTGGCCGCCGAAGCGTCAATGGATATGCGGCGGCTTATCACCGTTTGCGCCGAGATAGGGACGACCTCCCCGTACTTGGCGGGATCGTCATCGACCGCCTCGATCTCGATTGCCAGATCGGCACCAATCGTCATCTGTCTCAGGCGACCGTCGCCAACGATGGTGTCCCCCGCCGTGAGGAAGAGGTATCGCGGCGGAATCTTCTTACTGGTGCCGCTGCTGGTATCGGCGGTCCCGGTGGCAAGGCGTTCGGCGAGCCTGCGCATGAACAGGTCCGTTTCTAGGACGGGCCAGCTATACGACGACTCATCGCCGATGACCACACGTTCCGCGTTCAAGTCGAGAGTAAACGTCTGCTCTGCCTGCTCACCGAACAGCTCCTCGCTGAAGTAAGTTACGCGTACTGAGCTGTCTTCCTTGTTGACAACCGTACGGCGACGGGCCGACTCGTCGATAACGTCGTTGTCTGCGATGACAGCTCCAGAGTTGACAGACTTGTCGATGAACACGATACGGTCGTCGGCAGCAAACGTGAACTGGTACACGTTACCCAAGCTTTGCATGATCGCCGCAGCCGTCTCGTTCGGTCCAGATCGGAATCCAGTTATCTCGATGGTGTCGATGTCGGTATAGTCGAAGTCCACGGGGGACAGACCAAGGCGTTCCGTGAGGTCACGTGCGGCGTCCCCGACCGTCTCCTTATTGGTCGTGAACTGCTCAAGCACGATCTTGGCAAGCTTATCACCAGCGCTCTCGTAGAAGAGGACCTTGCGACGGGAGAAATAGTACTGCTTTCCAGCCAGCGTTGGAGGCGTGCTCGTGAGCGTCCAGGTAGTCACAGCACCCGTGTCCACCGCCAGCCGGTATACGGTCGATCCGCTGATGTAGTAGAACGGCGCGTCTAGAGGAACGTCCACCGGGGCGTACTTTCCAAAGTTGGGGCACGTAGGTAGCGCCGCAGCCCACACGACTCCGTTTCGATTCCAGCAAGTAGCCTGATACCCGAGGGCGCTGCCCGTGAATACGATGAACGATCCATCCTTCTTAGGAATGGCCCCGAGAATAACCAGGGTGTTGACGTTGCCGAAGGTGAGTAGCGGAAGGTCGTACTCATACCACTCTTCGTTCTCTAGAAGAGAGTCTGACTGCGCGCCGATCATGCGAAGCTCACGCACACGGATGGTGTCGAACGTTCCCGGAACCACCCGCAAGAAGTATAGCGAGCGTGTAAGAGATGAGATTCCCGTAACTTGCGTGGCGTAGTTGTACACGTCCAGCGCGACATCATGAGGTGCCGCGTCGAACCCTGGAAGGTCGCGTATAGCCACAGCGTCAGACGGGAATGTCGGCAGGCTCTCGATGATCTCCTCGGCAACAGTATTCCCAGCGCCGTCTTGCGTGAACAAGCTCAGCGACGAGTTACCAGTCATGTCAGGCGTACGGAACATGAAGCTCTGGGATACCGGCAGAGAAGCGGGATACCCCCCAAAAGACTCTCCGTAAGAAGGATCAAATACGCTGATGGTTGAGCCATCGTACGTCATGACCTTGCCTAGCGGTGTTACCTCAATTGCATAGCCTACGGGTTCGTCCCACCGTACCGTCAGATCGTCTGTGTCAACGCACATAACGCCGTTGCTGGATTCCGCGAACGCTCGGTGAGCCTCTGGGATCACCGTCCAGATGATCGATGAATCCTTTCCTGCGATGGTGGCGCTCTCCGCGCTGTCTGTATACCGCGTTACGCTCTTCGCCACCTCGATTGAGAACTTGGGAAACTGTGTCAGACCATTTAGCTGGAAGTCGCTGAGAACAAGATACGCAAGACCACGGTATGCAGGCACCCTTCCAAAGCCGAACTCTTCAGCCACGACTTGGCGAACTCTTTGCCCTTCGCTCCCTGTCATAAGTTCTAGGGTTTCACCGATGTCGGAGTACGCCGGATCATTGCGGTCGTAGTAGACATTGCCGTTGACGCGCACCGACAATACGTCTTCCAGCACACCCGCGCTGAGGCCAATGTGCATGTCGATCTTGTTGGATATGGATATAGCCGTCCGCACGGTTATCGTATGCGTGTCGCTGTCCGTTGTCGTGTAAATTTCCTCGGACCTCTGGGAGTACACGTCGCTAACCCATATGACGTTACCCGGCAGGTAAGCCCTGGTGTAGACAAGCTCGATTAGTCCCCCGTATGCCGATACGGTATCGAAGTCAACTTCTCCTAGCTGATCCGTCTTGTAAACGTAGTCGAACGGCGTACCGCCGCCCCCACCGCCCGCGCCGCCCAGGTCTCGCCCGTCAACCTCGCACTTCAAGCTGCTGCAATAACACTGCACGGTCTCACAATCGCTTATGGCTTGATAGTAGCAGTCCTGCATACAACGCGCGTGCGTCCACAGGATACTGTGCCAGTCCTGCCCGCCAACATCGCTGGGACCACGGAAGTACGAGCTATCGCCGTACCCGTAGACATTGGCTAGATCAAAAGACGCCGTTGTCTCGTAAGAGTTGCCCGATGACCCCTGAACACCTTCATCGGTGTACACGCCTTGGATGAGAGAGGACTGACCGCCAGTAGTATCCTGAATAAACTTCTCCTTGGCATCGTCGCACTCTTCGATACACTTCTTCAGCGCCTCTTCACAGTTCTTCTTTGCCTCTTCCAAGCACTCGCGCTTGTTCGCCCCACCGATCTCAGAATCCTGAGAGCAGGTTGGTCCAGTGCCGCCGCGAGAGCAGTTGTCAGTCGGGACTTTGCACTGTTCATTAGTAGACACGTAGCGTCCTCCCGTAATGAAGCTTCGGCGTCACCGTGGAGTAGTCGCCGTACTGCGTCCCCTTAGGGATAGTGAACCCGACTGCTCTCTTGTACTCTGAACCCTTTACGACGACGACGTGGAGGTCCTTGATAAGGCGTAGTTGGTAGTTACTCAGTGAGAACACAGAGTCCACATACCCGTAGGTGAACAGTGTTGTTCTCTCTATCGTGATGTCATTGACCCACGTGAGGGTGTTGTCATCGAAATCGCTACTGTTCACGTAGCCGAACTCTACGTAGCCACCCAAGTCGTTTGACTCCCACGCAGCCTCGAAAGCCGCCTTGTCGTATGGCGTCGTGATGACGAGAATCTTTAGAACATCCCCATATACGAGCCCGTTGATCTGGTCTTGATCATACTCTAGCGTGTTGCGGAAAGGAACGCGCGGGCGGTACTTGAAGAACACTCTTTGAGGGTGTTCCTGGAACTGGAACTGCCCAGCCATCCACTCTCTCTTCACAGAGAAGTACTGGCGTGTAACCGTGCGGCGAATAGCTGGTATATTCACCGCAGCGAATGAGATAGATACCTGTCCTACGTCCCCGACTAGATTGTTCAAGTCAGTCCACGTGAACGACTCCGGGGTGTAGTACGCGCAGAGTTCCCCCGTCTGATGCCTACGAATGTACCAGTCCGTCCCGAACTTGCCGCGAACAAGGTTTGTAAAAGTTACCGTCCGATTGTCCACGTCCACGCTGTGGGTCATGAATTGAATTTGCTCCTTCCCTACGATGAGAAGGTTCTTCGTGTAGCTGGCCAGGATTTCATCGTAGGTGGCGTCAGTAAAGGTTCCCGCTGGAATGTCCTTGGCGAACTTGATGACCAGCTCGTTGTCACGATCCGTCTTGAACTCTGCTGTTGAGAGGATGTCGAGCCCACTGACGAATGATCCAACCATGGCCTCCTTCGTGGTGCTCGTACGCCGCTCAGGACCCCCTGCTGGATTGTTCCAGTACACCGTGTGGGCAGAGAACCCTACGTCGAACTCAGTGGTCTCCGGGTTGAGCTGACCTACCCACACACGTTCTCCGTTGTGACCATCCCTGGCTGGAGGGCTGCTGATCACGATAGGTATATTCGTCAGCTTCACATCCGATGATATTTGCGAAGAGAACGTTCCGAAGTCTATGGCCGACAGTGCAGGCGACTCCGCGTAGAAGGCTGCCTCGTCCTTGACCGCCGTTATGCCTGAGGCATCCGTCGCGTCCAAGGTGACCTTCGTCACGCGGGCCGACGATCCGTCCGAGAACGTCACAAAGTCCAGCGGCTCTACGGCCAAGTATCTAGGTCCGATGAGCGCGGTGTACTCCTTGGCATTCTGGATGCGCTTCATCATCTCAAGCTCTGCCGACAGGCGCGCAGTAGTGGCGTCTGTGAACAGCTTAACGTCTATGGTAACTCCGGTTCCGATGTCGCCCTGCTCTTCGCCGAGAAGGATGTCCCGGTATACGTCCTGATACGACGGGGCGTATTCCTTGTTCTTGTCGAAGAATACCACACGGACGAAGTTCACCTGATCTATACGTTCCGTAAAACGTCTCCGAACGTACGACACAGAGTAGTCAGTGGTGTTGATCGTTGAT